ATTTGTTGACGAATAGATTGAGCCTGACGCTCAAGATTTCGCTTGGTCTCAGTGTCCCTAGCCCTGTGAATCTCGGTCTTTAAACCAATGATGGCTTCGTTCATAGCATCAACCACAACGCTCATCATGTTTGGCTGACCTTGGAACTCAGGTGCTACTCCTGTTGGTGCCCCGGGTGTAGGAGGCATAACATCAGGAGGCATATTCTTTTTAACCCCCTGATGAGGGGGTTGCTTAGTTGCCGGCGGGTTAGCTCCCGCAACAGTGCGCTGATTTTTAAGTTTAGCAGAGCGAGCAGCAGCCTGATTAGGGTCTACTGTTCCTTTGCTTTGAAGCATACCCATAATATTATCGAGCGGATCTGGCATTGGCATAGCAATACCCCCTCATCAAAGACTAATTATTTACTTGCAGGCGTAACGACTTACCACATCAGCTGCGCCTTCAACACCAATCCACGTACCGATTACAATGATCACCTTTAGGACGGTTTCGTCTGAGATGCCCCAACCAAAGTAATCGTTAAACACTGTGAATATCGCTACCGCAATAGCGAGCCACAGCTTCCTACTGCTAAGCTTCTGGCCAAGACTTACAAAAAATTGTTTTAACATAACGTCTCACCTCCTTAAAGAGTTGTTGTTGCTTCTTTATGCGTTCCCCACAGGGTTACTGGATGGGCTCCCCTGACTTGAGGCCTAAGGGATTTTCTAACAGAATACCCGCCGTATGCTAACCAACCTGCCGCAACCACATAAAGTTGATCCATTTCAACTACTGCCTTTTTATTTCTTTCGTAGTAACGAAATGCTGCCTTATGCCCTATCTTTCTGTGGGCGTGACCAACCATGTAAACATCGGCAAGAATATTCCGGCTTAAGTCCTCTACATTGTTCAGTACTTGCCCCGGTCGCTTTCCGCCACTACACCCGTGTGTTAAATAGATACTATAATTGTTACTACGTCTTCTGCCCTCCCTGCTGTTACCTGTTTCACCTACACCTAAAACAAGGAGTGCCTCGTCTTCGCCGTAAGGAACACCAAGCGCTTCGGCGATTTCTTCACCTACATCCTGACCAGCTAGCTTCTTTGTTCTGTACTCGTGGTTGCCAATATTAAGAACTAAAATCCTATCCCTAATTGGCGCGAGCATTCTTTTCGCTTCTCGCTTTTGGTCGCCCGGAGAAATTACGTCGTCATAAACGCTTCCTACACCACCAACAATATTATTGTTAATAATGTCTCCATTTATGACAGCGTATCTATTCTCCTTCTCTAACAAAAATTGACAGAACTTGTAAAACTTGTGGTGCTCGAATAACATATCTCCGATATGTAGGTCAGCTATCTGGTATAGTTCCACGTTCTCCCAGTCTTTCGGGAATTCCTTTTGTATAATCCTAATAGGATCTCCTCCAATACTGTAGGGTATGGGAACTTCTTAAAACAGATCCCACCAAACAGGCACGCTTTGCGACTTAGTGATAGCATGAATACGAGCCTTGCCGGTACCAGTAAGAGTGGTAGTCGTAATTACTTCGGGGGCAATAAAACTTCCGTTCCAAGTCCACTCCCCGTCAAGCTCCACTGTTACTTCGTGGTAATAAGTCTGGCTCTGAGCCATTACCGGTGTTGCTACAAACAGTAAAACCAATAGAATCCACAATATCTTCTTCATGTTTACTTACCTCCTTAAAATTTAAACTTCGCTGGGTCTCCCCAGATAGTGCCGCGCCACGGTGCTGAACCGTTATTGTTCAGAATCTCAATATGAGGGTGGCAGCTGTAGTGGTTGCCCTTGTATTTGTGGTGCGTACCACCGTTCAACCCAATCGCATCGCCCGGATTAACTCGCTGCCCATTCTTGACCTGCATCGGAAGCTGCTGATGGGCAACCAACATCACGAAGTCCGGCGAAAGTTCTACGCAAACAGTGTTCCCCCAACTGCCCATACCCGTAGTTCTGGCAGCAACAACCTTGCCTGCCCAAGGAGTCTTGATAGGATGACCGCACCCTCTGCCACCGAAATCAATGCCCCGATGGAACCCCGCGTATTTACCTGTTCGTGGTCCGTAAGGTGAAGTAACGCGCCAACCTTCGCTCTGCATAAACTCAACAAGTGTGATCTTTGGAGTCGGGTCGTAGTCTTTGACAAAGTTTTTATGAACCCACCCGGTGCGACCGGCCATGTCATTAACACTTAACCAATCGCCAAAAAAATTACCGTTGACCTCAAGCAGCGTCCCGCGCTCCAAGCCTCTAATAATCTGGTGATGAGTTCCCGGACCAACCCTGAAGTTAAGCACTCTTGCTGTTACTTCTAACACTTTACCTCTCCCCCTTATGGTAGTAGAAATGAACACAGACCAGCCCCACCGCTACAGCAATCAGTATCAACTCCATTATACAATGTAATTAAGCAATACTGCAACTAAATTTGCTATAAGCAAGTAAAGCATCCAGTCTTGTTTTGATTCTACCTTGTTCACGCGCTCAGTTAGCTCCTTCTTTGTGTCTAACATTCCGCTGCAAGCCGTCTCAATCACCCTTGATAGGGCTACTATGTTCGCTGCGTTCGCTGATCCTACTGGGCAGTCTCCGTTTGACATCTACTATTCCTCCTTGGTCGTTGGTGATATCGATTCTTTCTTCTTGATCTGAGACTGGAGCAAAGCTACCTGTAAATGCAAGTTCGCTATCTGCCCGAGAAGATGGTTGATAACCGCTTCTTGGTTGATCTGAGGCTTGCTCCCTGATGGGTCTGGCATGCTTAAATACCTCCTTAAGGTTTCTTTTTTGCATTACGCCCAACCTCCATAGAAAATGTCTCCCTCAACTTCTAGGTCTGACCACATACGAACACAAGGCTTGCTTTCATCGGCTCCTCCACCCTTGCTGTCTATCTGCATAAGCGGAGTAGTGCCAATATAAAAATTAAATTTTTCGGCGTCATCTTCTAATACAAAAACAGCAGCCTTGTTAAGCACCTCATGGGTTACCTTCATTGTGAATGTTTCTTCTTCATCCTCATAATAACGCGATATTATCAAATGGTCGTCGGCGTTCTCGCTGTTGAGCACCAACGCCTGAGGTACAAAAACACTTCCGCCGCAGGTAAGATTGATGTCCCCGTATAGTGATTCGAGGGTGGCGTCTTCATCTAGCTGTAGCAAAGAAAACAGGTTCGGGAGGTTCACGTCCCCCTCGGTATCCCATCTATTACTTGCCACCATTCTAACAAACACCTCATAATCGGAAGCGATAGTAGCAATGCGTCCATATTTGCCAAGGTAGGAAGGATTAGTAGTTATTAAGTGAGAATACTGGGGGGTTTCAATCCTGACCTCGGGGATTATTTGGTCCGGCTCTGGTCTCCAATAAAGTCCCTTGACCATACCAGCATAAACAGAGTCCATCTCCGGGTCTTCCCCTTCCTCGGGGATAAACTCTGTGTAAAATGCAAGCCGATCCTTTTCAAGCCTTACCCTCAGAGTATCGTCTGCATCATACATTTCAATTAAAGGTTCATCGTCAACCTTGCCAAGTAAAATCTTTGAGCCATCAGGGAAGGAGCCGGCCCCAATCACTTCGAAGGTACCGATTACCGCATCAAGATAGCCGCGGACAAACATTGTCTCCCCGTCCCACTGGAGATAATTCTCGTCGTCCCCGCCAAAGAAGAACCGTCCTTCTCCGTCTATAAATGCTTGCCACTCCTCGCCGTCAAAGTAGCCCATATAATCAGCGGTTAAGTTCAACCCCGGACCGAGACTTTCTGGGTTCTGCGGTAGAAGTCCACCAGTTAAATCGGATAAAAGAATACCTCCGCTTCTTATGTTTACTGAATCTAGTTGCCCATACATTAACCGCCTGACAATATCAAAGTTTTTATTGGTAAGCAAAGATAGCCGCTGTATTGCGCTATCAACGGTGTCTACCATTGGATCGTAAAGCGGTATCTTTGGCAAATGGAACGAAGGCATTTATTCTACCTCTTTCGTAACAAATGATATAATAAAGTCAAGCAGCCTGACTTGCTCGTCTACCCTATTATTACTTATCCTGAACTGAACATTATAACAATTCCTACCAAGCGGCACCTTAATCTGATGGTATGCGCCCTCTCCCTTGGGAATTCTCACCCCTATAGGTGTTAAGACCTCCCATTCTCCTGCATTAAAGCGACCCTCCACCTTTATTGTTGTTTCAGTATCTGTCCCCCAAGCGCCTATCCATAAATTATTAAGCTCCTTCTCTGCTTTTGGTGACCCGAAGTGATAGTCGATTGTCTCAACATAAGCATCGATTGGATCTTCAGAGTCATTAACATAAGTATCATCGAGCTGAAAAAGCTGTTGCCCTAAAGGCTTGGTAAAACAATAACCTAGAACCTCCTCAGACACAGCGCTTGTTCCGATATGAAGATCGGACATCCTCCACCTTCTTCTAATTATATCATATATTAGGGTAATAAATTCACCCACATCAACAGGAAGAGTAACAACATAGTGATATTTTTCCATCACAGCGGCTCGCGCTTCCTGTATTCTGGAAAGATTTACCTGTCTTACTATATCCTGTATAAATCCAGACAGTCTTTCTGGCCTTGCCCCTGCCTCTATACTGTATATTTCCCCCTCACTTGAAACAAAATAAGCGGCACCGCGTATGTGCTTAACAGACCAGTGAGAGCCAACCCCGATGGTTGTGTCTACCGGAATAACTTGGAAGTCATAGATGGTTGTCCCTACTAAAGTGTGAAGGGAATATTTCTTCCCAATCAAGATAGAGTCCTCAATGGTAGTGATAGACGTAATTGCTCCCTCTCCGCCGGGATAGACCTGAAAAGCAAACTTGGTCTTATCCGTTTCGTCCCAGAATGTTGGATCTCCCACATCGCTGCTCCTTAATGATAATGGGTCGTCATCAATGCCTGCTGCGAAAATCCTACCCCTAAGCTCTGCTAAGTATTTGGCCTTAGGCATGTCCGTAAGAACGGTGGAGGTTGATCCGTCCCACATAAATGGCTGATTAGTGCCGTCGCTTACCACTAGTAACCCCAAAACAGAGGCGAAGTCGCACGCCTCGGCGGCAGTGGATGTCCACCCTGTTGGCTGTATGTTGGCCCATTGTGCCTCGCCGGGTATAATTTTTTTCACCTTATTGCTACCGGCAATTACATAGTTTGGCTCAATACCGTCCTTCAAGAATTGGAAAGCACCCTTGGCTACCACATCAAGCCGCGGGAAAAGTCTCCTTGTCCCATAGCGCTTGCGTAAAACTCCGGGAATTTCGTCAACATCAAAGTTCATAAGCATGCGGGTATAACCTTGATCTTGAGGAATAATCGTCACAGGGTAGGCCGAGATCATCCCGGCATCCAGTGATGGAATAGACAACGGAGTAAATGATGCCATTAATTATCGCTCCTTATGTTAAAGGGTCGCTCAGCTCTTGTCTTTCGATAGGGGCCCCAGTAAGATGCGTTCATCACGGGGTTTGCGTCCCTCTGCCCCTGTGGAATTGCTCTTCTCAGAACATCGTCTTTTTGCTTTAAGAAGATTCCATAATGAAAATTAGCTCGTTCATAATCTTTAGACTCGCGGTAGCAAACGGACATAGCGAAAGCAATGATTGCTTCATCCGCGAAATCCGGAGTCTCAGGAATATCACCACGATCCTTTAATTGTTTAGGTGTTCTTGTCACCCATAATGTGACAGTCTTTCCACTTTCAACTTCCCCAACTAAGGTAAAAGAGTTCCCCCACATTACCCACTCTCTAACACTACCCTCGTCCGTAACAGCTCTGTTTAAATAATCTTTCATCGGTAGCAATTCGAGTCTTTCCCCATCATATTCTACTTTAATTATAGAAAGAATATTGCTGCCAGTAGCTTGTTCGACTAAATCGTAGGTCGTATGAACGGCTCCGTCTTCTCCGTCTTCCTTCGTTGTAAGAAACTCTATAACGTCTCTCACGGGAAATACTTCCGATAGATCTTGGAGCGCAGAGTTGATCGCATCTTTGATTAAGAAGTCGGAATACCCAGCACCATCAGGACCTTCAGCCCTTAATTCTTCTCGTATTCTTTTTAACAGATGCTCGATAGTTCTCCTCATTTATTCCTCCTCCTCCTCAATCACTGCAGGATTAAAGGCTACAATGCCTAGCTTGGAAACCAACACCGGGAAGATTGCTTCGTCGCGCTTGATGTGCACAGACATGGTGTAGGATTGCTCTAGCAATTCAGCCGTATCCTCTGGCTCAAGTTCGAACACAATCAACCCAAGGTCCTCGTAGAGCATTGCTGCCTCTTTTTCCAATAGCAAAGTTGGGTCTACGTTGTCGTAAAATAACCGAAGATGCGCAGAGTCCCCTTCTTGAAGCGTCGTCGCAACGCCTTCCTCATCAAGGAGACTTACTGGAACAGTGAACGACGACCCCCTGTACATCCATGTGGCAACAGTTGTAGCAGTGTTAATCATTATTTACGCTTAAGCCTCCCGTCGGTATCGTCAGTTCTTTGAAATCTGCCAATAATATCATCGGACTGACGTCGGAATTTCCCTTTCAATTCTGTTGGTAAAACCCACAAACTTATTGTTCTGGTAGCTTGATATATAAAAGAAACAATATTGACAAATCTAACTGTTTGGTAGCGTAGGCTCTCCAATAATTTATTAACTGTTCGACTTGTTTGTGCCGTAACGGATGTTGCCACGCTAATAACACGCATGGTCTGAAACTTAATTCGGCGAAACAGGGAACCAGCACCCCTGCTGAATGGTTTTCTGCTAAACGATCCCCTGAATGCCATTATCTCACCTGCTTAACTGTTTCAATCTCCTGCTTCGTCAAAACTTCCTTGCTCACCAATGCCGCTTCCATCGCCTCAACCTTTGCCTTTAGTTGCTCCATCTCTGACGGTTCAGGTTCAGGTATTTTAGCAATATCAGCATCAATTTCTGTCTGTGTCCGTTCCCTAACCTCGCCTTTGTCATGCTTATACAGGGCTATCCCCTGCATGTCAGTCAGAGGTGGATTGATAACGCCATCAAGTTCAAAATGCCTGCCTGCATCTTCGGCGATTAGAATGTCGTCTTTGGCTGGTTGTTCAAAGGCATCACTGAAACCTTTAACAATCTTGCCGTCTTGAATCCTTATGTAGTGTTTGTGCATTTTAAGACCTCCTTATAAGTCGTTCAGTTTAGCAAACTCACTGAATAACTCTACCGCTTTATCATTATATGCTTTCGCCGCTTCTTCTTCGGTTTTAAAATATCCAAGATGAACCGTTTTACCATTAGGGGCAATTTTAGCTTGCCAGTTTCCATCTCGCTTAAAGTAAGTAACCCCTTTATACTTAGAAGATGTATTCTTTCTGCCCCCTTGATTCCACATATTCTGCCTATGCTCACAAAGGCGAATGTTACATCTCCTGTTATCAAGACCATTTCCGTTAGCATGGTCAACCCTGTCCTTAGATGTCAACTCTCTGCCTAACATCCTCGACAAAACAAATCTGTGAACATATACACTTTTCCCATCTATCTGTATCCGTGCGTAATGGGTAGTGCTATGCTTGCTTGTTTTGGCAATAGTAATATTCGTATCTTTTATAGCTTCCCTGTCTTCCATGTCTAACAAAACCACAATTATGCACCTCCACAAATCTACAATTCGGCATCAATGTGCATTTTTGCACTACTGTTGTACATTTCCAAAAATGCAGGGGTGTTGGCAGTCAAACCACTTGCCACTACGCCGTAAATTAGATAACCTTCGACGTGTGGTACAACATATATATGAGATGTGTGTGTATACCCAAGACCTGCCATTATTTTCCATATAAAATGACCTACGTTTGATACTGTGATAGTTGGATTTACTCTCATTGTTACTGGAAATTTGATATATGCCATCGCTTCGGTAGCGGAACGACAACCCCCTACACCCATAGTTGCACCAGCTACATAAGTAGCGCAAGGATTCCAGTAGTATCTCTGACACAGACTCAACTCCACCCCTATCGGTCGCTGTTCAAATGGTGTAGCAACTGCGCCTTCTTCTAATTGAACTTGTGCTATATCGAATGTTCCTGATTGATGACCGAGGGAGTCGGTGCGGGTGTTCCAATCGGAGCCAGCATCGAACCAGAAAAAAACACGTAATGCTCCATCATCTGTTGTTCCTAATGTTTTACCTGCTATCGAAGGGATGTCAACAGTATGGGTAAACTTTTGCCATGAAGTTGTTAAAGCAACCTTTAAAACACCTATTGTATTTACAGTCGAACTCGGTGAACCTCCAGTGCCGAAGTGTTGACCAAATTCAATACTCATATTCTTATTGGCATTTGCTTTTGCCCAAAAAGTAAGGGTTGCTTTTTTACCCGCTAATGTTCTAACTGATTCTATATATTGCGCCCCAATCGCATTATTAGAAGCACCAGCACTTGAAACTACAACCCCACGCCAAAAATAAGCAGGTTCATTCGACACATCGGTTTGTCCAACCGTAAATGCTTGTCTCGACATGGCAATAGTTGATGTTGTACAAAAAGTCCGCCACCTATCCGCTAAATACCTATATGTAGCACTCGCTGCATCACTCGTCCCCCTCTGCCATATATCAAAGTTACCATTGATTATTTTGTTCCTGAATCCGTGCAGAGGTAGTTCATCAATGCCGTGTGCGGTGGTGGTGTTGTCAACGTGATCGCCTAATCCTTCATCAACATAACCTTTACTGGCTATATCATCGCTTGCGGAAGGGTCAGCTATCTTTGCGCGACCATCAGAATCCCTGATGATAATTTTACTGGCAGTTGCGGCTGATACTGCGCCGTGTGCGGTGGTGGTGTTGTCAACGTGATCACCTAATCCTTCAATAAGTTCCCGTTGCCCGATTGCCGTATCGCCAAACATTACAAAGGTTCCCGCAGGCCACGCTTTCGCGCCGTCAGTTGATTCAACATCTCTTTCTATCGTTATTTCCCAATTACCACCGTCAGCAACAATGCCCGTTACTTTTACAGTTTCATAGTCGACAGCAGTGTCAGAGAAAAATTCATCTTCGGACAGGATAGCATAAACGTATTCATCAGGTTCAAGGATTGGCGTGTAAGGTGCGCCCCTATTAGCTATAACTGCTGTTAAATCATCGTCAGCTATCGGATCAACTAACACGGTTGGGAATGAATAAGCTACTACTTTTTGCATTGGCTATTCCTCCTCCGGAGCTGGCGAAGCAATGCCTCCCACATAGATTAATACAGAAACATCGATCGCAGGCCATTCTTCGCTCGTTGCTTTTGCCTGTATAAATATTGGTATCCTATTTAAGATCCCGTGCTCGACTGTCCCCGCCACAGGGAGGGAGGCCCCCCAAACAGCTTCGCTTAAATCTTCTTCCAGTAAAGCTAATCGCCACATGTCGGCAGAAGCCCCTGAAATAAATATCTCCGTATCTGTTATTATATAACCTTCGCTTGCTTCAAGGAAAAGTTCTATTGGTTCACCGACCTCATCTAAATCTGCACGCAACTCATAGCCGATAGCGTTTGTATAAACCCCTTCAGGGGACACTTCGGTTTCGTCGCTCTCGAAATAAAGACCAACATAGTCAGCCATGCCTTAACCTCCTATCCATAGAAAGCAACAGCTTTGACTGTAAGGGTGGTACCGCTGACAGCAGACAGGTAAGTTCTGAATAATCGATAGCCCCCCACAGCAACGGTGTACCCCCCGGTGGCCACGATGCCCGTAGCTGCCGTTTTGTTTACACCATCCGTTTGTTGAATGGCGCCGATCTTAACCCAGTTAGATCCGTCCATACTTACTTCTGCTTCAAGCTTCATCGTGCCGGCAGTACCGGTAACAGCTAGGGCAACTATCGTATAACCACTTACATCCATCTTTTCAGCAGGACGGTCAGTATCGTGGTTAACTGCAGTCGCAGCATTCTGTAAGACGTGCACAGAAGACTCAAGACTTTTCATTTTGTTACCTCCTAAACCTTGGGGGGAGGGGTTACCTCCCCCGTTAATATTACCCTTCACGCTTACGAATTATCATCTGCAGCAGGTAACAACAGACCACTCATGTCGTTGCCACTAGATGAATAATTCTGGAACAGTCTTGCACCAGTTACATCCCACGGAACAGCAGTCGCAGTATCAGCATGACCAACCAAGTTGAACGCAATGACCCCGCTATTTGCGGTTGTGTCCGACTCCATAATCATTACCGCCGTTGTGTTCAAGCGGATAAGCACGTTGTTTAAGATTTTACAGTTAGTAAAATCCTTACCTGTACTAGCTTCGATGATTGCTTCACCATCAGCAACGCCTAGATTTATGTAGCAATCCTCAACGGTTAGCCGGTCGATGTCCCCTACGGCTGCAATGAAATGATCGTTAGCAGTATCTGGAGAAATCGCAACGCATCTGCGCACAGTTAAACCATCACACGCATTGTCAGTGTCGTCACAATCAATGTAAACAACACAGTTTTTATCCGCTGCACCATCCAAGAACTCACAATCTTCGAGAGTAAAGTTCTTGGCATCAAGATCAATCATTACTGCAATATCTGCAAAGTTGGCAACAAAGATCACATTCTTGATTGTGGTATTGGCTGCGGTTACATCAATGTCTGCTGTATCAGCTGTAGTGTAGGTTATTGTGGGCCGCAACGTCCCAGACCCTAACCCGATTACAGTGACGCCTATCTTATTAAACACAATCCCAGCAGCAGCTGTAATGGTCTCGACGTGCCATGGAGCAACCCAGATAACGTCACCCTTACTTGCAGTACATTTCGCAAGAGCAAGTGTGATAGTTGTCAGTGCAGTACCCCATGTTTTACCATCGCCTGTTGCGGAACCATTAACGCTATCCACGTAGAAATGACTACCCGGTTCAAAGTTCAAATACATCCTGCTGTATTGATCTACTAGAGGAATGACTGACCCCTTTTTGCCTACCCCAAACCCGTACTCAGAATTAATCGGACCTGTTTGATGTGTGCCCGGATAACTCATGGTTAAAACCTCCGTTTCAAATTAAAGTATAGGGGAGCCGCTCGGGAGGTTGAGCCGCCAACAGGCCGCTCCCCTATATAAAACACTTAGCTAGGATCGTTGCCGTAAACCCAAATCCAGTCAGACCAGCCGAGACCGTATCTCATGTAAGCCCTGAACTTGGCAACCAACGTATCGAAGTCTTCTTCCATCGCAAATTCAACCGGGATGCGGTCAAACCAGTTCAGGAAAAGTTTCGAATAACGAGAGTCAACCAAGAACCAAGGACTATTAGATTCAGTGGTTCCTTCCAGTCCGTCCCACAGGATCAGCTTGTACCGACCCTGATGGATGTTCGGGTTCCAGTCAGAGCTGTTGACCTTGCGATCAGACGCAATGACTTCCCAGATCTGTTCTTCCAGAACCGGTGGAGCAATGATTGTGTCAGGCACAACCGAGATGCGAGTGTTACGATCGTTCTTGGTATTCCGCATCAGGTTCTTCGTGGTCTGCAATGCAGCGTGACTAAAAGCCAAGGTTCCCACATTGCTCCTTGCGGAAACACCTTCAGATCCACCGGACTCGACATAAGCTTTCGATGGGTGATCGGAAGCGCAAAGACGCTTACCGTCAAACCCAAGGTAACTTGCGCTAAAAGCGTTATTAAACAGCGCAACGGCGTCGTCTTCTCTACGCCTGATAGCGGCCATCGCGAGACCCACAGGGCGCTTGTTAATCAGGTTATAGCGATCGTCGTCATACATTTTACGCTCAATCGCAAAACCCTTGGCCCTTTCCGGGAATTCGTAGACTTGGTTGTACCCTTGGTACATGCGATCATACTCAATGGTACCGTAAAAATCGGGGAAGTCTCCCATTGCACCGATACTGACATCCTCTTCATAAGGATTCTCGGTGGTCTGCATGTTAAAAACTTCCTGTAACAGTGTCGGAGTTTGGTCGTAGACCTCATAAAAAATGTCCCTCAGACCGGGCTCCAGTAGTTTGCCGAAGTGTTCTACTCTTGCTGTAGACATTTAGTTGTCACCTCTTTTAATTTTTTATTTTTACACACCATTAGGTGCGCGTAGTGCCCCCGCTCAACAGACAAGCATTAAACACTACAAACAAATCTGTGCCATCGATCCTTACCACGGACAGAGGACCGTCTCCCCCTTGGTTAAGACCCAAGTAGGTAGAATCAATTTCATAGCTGGCCCCAAGCGTAACCGAGCTGGCAGTGCCCTCCAGACATTTGGTTTTGTAAACCATGCCCGGAGTAATCCACATGCAACGAACAAACTCTCCATCTGCCCCAGCCTCCATTAGGATTACTGCTGCGAGCGGATCATCGTCCGTTACGTGCTTTAACTTGCCAGCCGCAAACTTTGCCACCTGACCAACGACCATTGCTGTTTCGTCTACTTCGAACACATCATAATCTGCAGGCGGCGCAATAGCTGGCGCTCCACTAATTAAGTTACCAACAGGTTTAAACACTATAGTTCACCTCTTTCGTTAAAATAGGCCAGTTTCTTTGCCTCTTTGGTAATACCTTTCTAACGTAAGTCCCATTTTCCGAGCGATCTTTTTATGCTGTGGGCCAAGCACCGCACTTAAGTCAAGAGGTGTGGCCCCAGCTCCCTCATCAGATCCCTCGATCTTACGGGACTTCCTTACCTGCTGCTTGTTGGCCACCCTTTCTTCCGCTATTTCTCTCAGCTTTGGTCGCAAAACCACTGCTGCTGCATCGAGTAAGGATAGCCCAAGCTCTTCAGCCTTATCTTCAATGGCGTCTTGATGTTTGAGATAAAGGTCGCCAAACTCTTTCTTGGCTTCGGATTCCTGCAAAGTGCGCGCTTTCTCTTCACGCTCCTCAGTCAACATAGAGCGAACCTCGGCGATCTCCCTTTTAACCTCATCATCAACAGGCCTATAAACTGGTTGACCTTGATTTACATTCGACTGGTTCATCCTGCTTTCCTCCAACTTCATTTTAATTTGGGCTGGAGTCAGCCCACTAGCCTCAGCGACTAAACGACCTGCTTCGATCAATTCCCTAGCTTCCTCTAAACTAACCCCCAACTGTTTGGCAATGCTCCGCTCTTGGCGTTTTAGTCTCCGCTTGATAGCGTTATCGAAATCTTCCTGTGTCCTGAAAGCCTGCTCTTCTTCGAACTCACTCTCGTCCACAAAGGGGGTCTCGTCTTCACCTGCTTGTTCGTCGTATACTCCAACCTCGTCGTCGTCAGTCTCTGTGTAATCTTCAAGGTCTTCCTCTGGTAAAACCTTGGTCTCAGGGGGCTTGCTGCCCCAGTTTCCGTAGCTAGCTGCTGCCGCTACGGGGTCCACACTTCTGAAAACCTTTGTTGCTTCGCTCATGTTTCTCCTCCGTTTTTAGGGTTCGTCAACCCGTATATTTTAAATACCGTTTAAAGCCCGTCGGCTTTTAGTTTAACCGAAAGGTTTACGCATCTGCATTGCATTATGGGGCGCCGATGCTGGCAGCACATGGATCTGTGTTACTCCGCTGTGTCCAGAGATTCCCGGAATATCCATGTCGCGCTCTGCTGGCGCAGGGCCCTCCTTCATGCCTGAAGAATAGCCCGGATTAAAAATCCCCTTGCTGATTGTAGGCCAGTTCTTGTCCACGTTAGTTCACCTCCTTAAAAGGTTCTTTCCCCTATTCTTTCTTCCTCTACCTGCGCTTGCCCTTCCATCATAGACAAGCGATTGAGAATCTCTTCCTTATTGGGGAAGTTGGTAGCTTCTAAAACAGCCTGACGATCGATAATGCCAAGCTGGAAAAACTCCTTGCTCTGCTCGTACAATAAGGCTTGGCTATAGGGAACACTAGGTCCAACCTTAATGTGAACATCAAACTCAGGAAACTTTACTTCTTCCATCAGTTGTTCCATCATGGCAGGATCAACCTGTGGTTCTTCTCCCCCAGCATAAGCTTCCTGAGGCAGAAGGTCGGCAGCTTTCGCCATATCAACAACTCGTGCCTCAAGAGCTTTCCTTACGTCAAGACTAACAGGTAGCACCTGTCCGGCGAGCCTGACCATCCTCGGCTCTTCATAGTTCTCAAGCACTATCCATATTGCCTGTTCTACCATCTCTCTAATCCCCGCAGCCATTTCTCTGGCTTTCTGTTGGACCCTGATACTGGCTGCTTCCTGAAGCGCAATGATTGCAGAGGCCGCACGAACACCAATAGGTCTCCGCCCCTGCATCAAATCGTACATTCCAGTAATTTGTTCCATCCAAAAAATTAGTTTCTCGAGGTGGTCTGGAATATGATGTGGTATAGGCATGCCGGGGATACGCTCAACGCCACCATTGTGACTGAATATCACTCGCCCGGGTTCGTTATCAAAAATCCACGCATCAGTTTCATCAAGCCCGGACAGCACCTTGTTCACGACCCACTGTCCATTACCCATCAATCTTGTATTGTCAATGATCTGCGCTTCATATTCGTTAATCAATGTCTGGATTGTTTCACAAATCTCTGCTTCACCAACACCCCAGAACCGCTTGTCTACCTTATAGTCATAAATAGCTGAAAACGGAAAACGATTATGTAAGTAAAGCGGTCTGTTCTTGTATTCCTTCATCGAGTCAAACTCTCCGCCAAGTACAGCTAACACTACGTCGCCGGCATAATACATGAGACAAACATTGCCGTTAGTATCTCTAAACCAATACTCGGTGAGCGTAGCCCTCGGCTCCATGCTGTCGCGGTCTCCGCCTTTAAGAGACTCCGTTTCGGTCCAATCATTATCAGCGACAACGTATTTACCTTTTTCTGGCCAACGCCTCGCAAAGTACTCAAGAGCTTTCGGCACCTTTACGAAACAGTACTCCATGCCCCTGATAGATGTAGCTCGCGGATCGGGATAGAAATTCATCGGGTGCACCACGGTGTACCGAACATCTCCAAGGTCGTTCCACATCTCGGGGTCCCAGAACGTCTTGAAAAATACTGTTCCATACTTCATGGCAATCAGCGCACCTTCGCCCAGCTGTTCTTCTTGCATCCTGTTTATATACCACAGGTGCTTGGTTACCCCCGTCAAGCTTTGAGCAAGCTCGTAATCACTGGCACTCATCCTCGGCATTAAGATTGTTTCCGGCTCATTAGCTGTCAGCCGTGGAATAAGCGAATCAATCAATGCTCTGGTAAAGTTCATCGATGGCATTGATTTATTATCGGGAACCTGCGTAAACCAATGATCCCCTCGGTAGATCTGGTCGAACCTCTTCCACTTAGTATGGTAAGGTTCGTTATCATAATCCACTTTGGCAGTCTCCGCTAGCCGAAATCTATCTTTCGCTTTATAGAGCAGATTGTTTTCAACGTCAGTATTATATCGTGTCCCTGTCTTAACAATCTTATCTTTGGCTTTTTTTAAACCCTCTGTCCAAGAACTCTTTGCCACTATCTCACCGCCTCTATCGATCTTTCAGGCATTCTCTTCTGCATTTTCTTTTTATCCATCGCCATCGATGGATGAACAAACTCAACAATCTTGGAACTCCTTACCACAGGATTGCTGTCTACCGGTAGCTTGGTGGCGTGAACCAAATCCAGTTGGTCGGCCAAAGCGTCAGCCAGATCGTCAAACCCAGCAAACGGAAATTTAGTTAATTCCCAGATAAGTCTTTGGACTATATCATAATCTCCGTCGCGCTTGCTTGTTTTAAGCATCTTGCGCGGCAGATAGAACCCGTGCTGCAACCTTGGAACCAACCTTAATATCCGCTCTTCCTTCGACTGCTTCTTTCTTTTTATGCTCTCGACGGCAAACAATCTGCCTCTTTCCATCATTAATCTCTCAAAATTGTAAACATAAGTTTGTTGAAAGCCTACTGCTTCGAATCCTATTGGCAGTAAAAACCTACTCTCTATGCTGTATTTCATGGCAAAATCATACAATACGTCCAGTAGTTCAGTCTCGGTCAGCCGATCGTTTAGTCCGTCCAGCAGATACATGCGGTTACTTTTATCGTATCCACAAACAACTATTGCTGTCCGATCGGCCTCATCCTTCAGGCTCACAGCAGGGTCTACTGTAATACAAGTCGTCAGCTGTGAAATGTTAGGCTTCTCGTCGTACCAATTAAACCAATCGACATGAAACTTCTGGTGCTCTGAGGGAGTGGGGTTCAGTTCATACTGCGACCCAAATTCGTAGGGGCCTTTAGCTCTCGCCAGCTCCCTCAGTACTTCCGCTGTAAACTCCTCAGGAAAAATTGGATTGTCTGCCGATGTAGGCATAATACTGATCATCCAATCTTTTTCTTCCTCCGGCGTCTCGTCGGAAGCCTTGACTATGTTGTTGTCAATGATCCCCTCGGGCACACGCATGCTGGCCTTAAACCCAAACTCATTAATAATCCAGCTGTATAAATCAACGTGTGACCAGCGAGTTCCAATAATAACCATATCCCCATCAGGATCGAGCAAGTCAAGTAAATCCTTGAAATACATAATCGACTTGTCCACCATGTCCTGCGTACGAACATAGTCCCTGTTTACAAGGTCGTCCGCGATGATGGTGCTATAGTGCTGTGAAACCATCGAAGCATCCACCGCACCAGTTGATATGCTCGCTTCTCTCCCCGATCCCGGACGAAGCAAGATCAGCTCGTCCTGTGTATCCCTGATAACCCAGTCCAGCTTTTCTTTCATCTGCGCCCGTTGGTAATTACTGGCGTATTCGTTGACCCACCATTCTCTCCACGCCCACCTGAACTTTGCATTGCCACTAAACTGTGCCGCGATTGTTCTCAAGAACTTCCTACTATTCTCAAGCTTTACATTGGTAATCAAGATGCGCTCGTCAGGATCTCTTAACAGCTTCTGAATGCTAAACGACTCTGTGGCTAACGTGCTTTTGTAGTGACCACGAGGCCATAACAGAAGCTTGAATCGATACCTCGGAGTATCAATGTCCTTCGCCATCCTTCGATGAATATGATCTGTAATTTTATTATAGCCTAGCAGATGCTTCGCCAGATAATGCAAGTCATCTCTGGACTTGTTTCTAGACTCTTCCTTAAAGGCTTCCTCTTCGGATGGCGTCAGTTCTGGAAATGCCCTCACTGTCCCAATCACCTCCCTTGGAGATGCGCGCACGCCTCATCTCTATCTCCTTCAGTTGGAGCATCTCTCTCCGGAAATCGGGAGACATAACCTCCCTGACCCTTTTGTTGTCGGGCTTGGTTACCGGTGCACTGTCCTCTATTACTTCCATCTTCTTGTTCTCGGCATTCTGAATAACAATGGTGCTACGCTGCTTCGTGTTAAGAAACCACAGGAGCCCTATGGTTAAAGTTCCACAAGCATAGCCGAGCGCAAACTCAGTCACTTAGTATCGCTCCTTCTCGTCATCTAAATCGGAAGTTTGTTTGTCATAGCTCTCATCAGTGTAGACCTCGCGGCTCCACTGCATGTGTGGGTCTTTTGAGCTCGATGTAACAGTAATCCCCTTCTCGCCCGAGCGAGTGACGGTCGAGCCTTTATCAAACTCCATGTAAACATCATGACCAACATCACTTGGAACGTCACCGTGACTTTGCCCGGCAGAGAATTTTTCAATCGCAACAGTATCTCTAGGTACCGTAGTTGGTACCCCCGTCCCAGTCTTTACGTTAAGAGTAACACCCTTCTCAGGGA